TCATCTACCGAAAAGGCTGATGATTATGGTGTAGAAATCGGTGTAACACCCGACACATTCAAAATTATCATCAAGACTGATAATTTGAAACTCCTACCTCAGGACTACAAAGTTACGCTTTCAAGTAAAGGTATCTCTGAGTTCAAAGGTAATGAAGCTACATATTACGTAGCAATTGACACAAAGTCGACTTATAAGAAAGGATCCTAAATGGAAAACGAAAATCAAGAGCAAGAGAAGGTACAACTCTCGCTACAAGATATCGCAACAGTTGTTCAAATGATTGATGTGGTATCACGCCGAGGCGGTATTGAAGGCCGCGAATTGGCAGGAGTAGGTATGCTCCGCAACAAGTTGGAATTGTTCTTACAACAGAACGCTCCACAAGGTGAAGCACCTCAAGGCCAAATGCCTATGGATGCGCCTGCTGATGTTCCAGTAGATGCACCGCTCGCTGACAAAGTTCAGTAAAAACTTCGGGGGTGAAATGCCCCCACCTTATTTTTATATTATGAAATGGTGATTAAATGGCTGTAGATGCAAAAGCAAATGAAGTATTGTGGGTTGAACGATATAGACCTCAGGTTATCGAAGACACAATCCTTCCGCAAAAAACTAAAGATATGTTTAAAAAATTCGTATCTGATGATAGTATTCCTAATCTGTTATTGAGTGGTGGACCAGGTGTTGGTAAAACAACAATTGCAAAAGCAATGCTCGAAGAAATGGGTTGTGACTATATTGTTAAGAACGGATCATTGAACGTAAACATTGATACCCTCCGCTATGATATTTCAACATATGCGTCAGCGGTATCACTTCAAGGCGGCCGTAAATATGTTATCTTTGATGAAGCAGATTACCTAAATGCTGCTAACGTGCAACCCGCACTCCGTAATTTTATTGAGGAATTCTCATCCAATTGTGGTTTCATCTTTACGTGTAACTTCAAAAACCGTATCATTGCACCACTCCGTTCTCGTTTATCAGAAGTTGATTTCAGTATTGAAACCAGTGACCGTCCTAAACTTGCGATGCAATTTATGAAACGAGTAGAGGCAATTCTTGAAACTGAAAACGTCGCTCACGATAAAGCGGTAGTTGCAAAAGTAATCCAAAAACATTTTCCTGACTTCCGTCGTGTTTTAACTGAATTGCAATCATATGCAGCTTCGGGTAAAATTGATGAAGGTATTTTTATTAATCTTAAACAAGAATCAATGGATGCGCTGTTTGAATTACTCAAAGCAAAAGATTTTACCAATATGCGTAAATGGGTTGCTAAAAACAGTGACCAGGATATGAATGAGATGTTCCGTCGTATCTATGATATGTCAAATGATAAAATTGAAATGAGATCAATGCCAGGTTTTGTTGTAACACTTGCTGACTATATGTATAAGGCCAACTTTGTTGCTGATCTTGAAGTTAACATGGTTGCATTCTTAACCGAAATTATGATAGAAACGAGTTTCAAATGAGTGAATGGATTAAAAAACTTATAGGTATACACACTTGTTTTAATTGTGAAAGCACTGTTAATAAGAAAGACATTTACAGTGTTGACATTGATACCGCGGATGGACCGCTACACCTAAAGCTATGTCAAAATTGTGCCGATGATTTTGATAATATGCTTAAAGATCTTGAGGAGAACCTAAATGGTCAAAGAAATAACACCTTTTGATTTTATGAACGCGGCTTCATTCTCAAAAGATGATTTGATTGCAAACCATGAAAACCCTGAGATGGCGGAAAATCTATATGTTCCATATATTGTTAACCGTGGGTTCACTAACTTTGAGGATTCCATTCTTCACGCAAACGAAATGAATCAAAGAGCACACTTATTCAAAGATGCGCAATTTCAATATTACCGAGGTGTATTGCGTAAACGTAAACGGTTTAGCAAATGGCCAAAAGCTGATAAAAGCAAAGACCTTGATGCCATTCAAGAAGTATACCAATGCAATAGAACAATTGCTAAACTCTATCTCAAAGCATTATCAACCGCTGATCTCAAAGAGGTACATTCCAAATTGAGCACAGGAGGGTAAGAAAATGATAAATATTCGGATGGTCATGAGAGCATCGCCTAAATAATAACAATAATAAAGGTGCTATCGTTATGCAAATTGAAGAAAACATTTTTAGAGGAGTAGGCATTGAAATTACCTTGCCAACACAGGACAGCTTTCTAAAAATCAAAGAAACACTCACACGTATTGGTATTTCATCTCGTAAAGAAAAGAAACTATACCAATCTTGCCACATCCTACATAAACAAGGTCGCTATGCAATTCTACATTTTAAAGAATTGTTTATCCTAGATGGTAAAAAGGACACGTTTATCGAAGAAGATAATGCAAGACGTAATACAATAGTTAACTTATTGGAAGAATGGGGTTTGGTTAATATTGTGAACACTGAAAAGGCGCAAGACCCAATTGCACCTTTAAACCAAATCAAAATTCTTTCACATAAAGAAAAAGATAATTGGATACTTGAAGCAAAATATAATATTGGAAAGAAATAATATGAATGTTTATAAAATGAATGAGCGTGCTACGATGCCTGAATACGCAACAGAAGGATCGGCATGTTTTGATATAGCAGCCTGTATTGAACACAAACAAAGACTTGTTGCTTACAATACATGGAACAAGAAGTTGGATATTGTAGTGAAAGGTGTTGGACAAAAACCTGATGCCTTTCAACTACCACCAGAGATGAGAGTACTCGTCCCTACAGGTTTAATCTTTGACGTACCAAAAGGTCACGTTATGAAGATGTATATTAGGTCAGGTACTGCACTTAAAAAAGGTTTAGCCATGGCAAATGGTGTTGGCATAATTGATTCTGATTATGTAGAGGAGTCGTTTATAATGCTCACGAATTTTAGTGATAGTCTTATTACTATTGAGCACGGTGAGCGATTAGCTCAATGTTTAATTGAACCAACAACAAGCCTGAACATAGATGAAACCACAGAACGTCCAGAACAAAAAACCGAAAGAGTCGGAGGGTTTGGTAGTACTGGAGAATAGGAAGATGATATGAAATATCTAACACTACTTACAGCACTACTTGCGGCACCCGCTGTTGCCCAAGAATCAAATTACCCACCATTTTATGCAATGCAATCTTGTGCCACGATGCAAGAGATTGCCGCAATTTCTCAAAAGCATAATGAACCGGTATTGTTTAATGGACAAATATTGAATATTCATGCCTCAGGACAAACCATCAAAACTGAATTTGTTTTCACGGTTAATCAGGATACAGGTTCATGGACTTTAGTTTCATTATATCCTAATGGTATTGCTTGCATGGTTGCCAATGGAAGTAATTTTCAGCCTTATACTAAAAATAATTAATTAAAACCATTGACATTTTAGAAAAATGTATTATATATACTGTATAGGAATGCCGTAAAGGGTTCCTTATATTAATCTTGCTTATTTAAGGAGAAACAAAATGAATACACGCAGATTAGATACGTCTATGTTAAATGATCCATTCTTCATCGGCTTTGACCGAATGATTGAAAGGATGAGACAAGAAACACCGAGTCAAGCAAACTATCCCCCTTATAATATTATCAAAACGTCAGATGAAACCTATGAATTGCAGTTAGCAATTGCAGGCTTTACTTATGATGATTTGGACATTGAATTGAGAGATGGAACACTCACTATTGACGGAAATCAATCTCCCAAAGAAGATGAACCTGATTACCTGCACCGCGGTATTTCCGCACGTAACTTCCGCAGGACCTTTACATTATCGGATACGATTGTAGTAAATGGTGCAACACTTGATAGCGGCATTCTAACTATTTCGTTAGAAAATGTAATTCCTGAAGAAAAGAAGCCTCGTAAAATTGCTATTAGTAATGCTGCATCTGCAGTTGAACAACTCAACGGATAATTACTATTGACAAAATAATAAACTATGTTATATTGATTCTAATAACGGTCAAACCCTATACTGGGTTTGACTTTTAACACACACGGAGAATAATATGAAAAAAGTAAAACCCATTGGTTGGGCTACAACCATTTCTGAAATCATTACAATCCCTAAAGATATGTGGGACAGTGTAATGACAGTTGAAAAATCCCCACTACGAAATTTAGACCCTATGGTAGGACATATGATCTTTCAGTGTCTGTTCTTTATTTGGTCTGGTATTTTTGCCCTAATGGTAGGAAGCTATATTGCTTTCGGTCTTAGTGCTGCGTTTCACCTCTTACTTATTAGTGGTATTACAATTACAGTTGTGGCATTTCGTCAAGCAGAAAACAATCCCGAGTCTCTTAACAATCTTTTAAAATCAGGTCGTAAATACAATGGCCGTGCAAATGGTGGCGAGCATGAGTGAACAAACCCAGTACTGTACAACTAAAGGCCTAGGTTGGGCTTTTCTAGTAATCATTCTATCATTTACAGCATTGCCTTTGTTGATGTCACTATCTATTATGGGTCCAGAAGAATATGCTAGACAATGTAAGGTAGCAATTCATATGCCATGTTTTGGGCTGAACTGATGCATATTATAAGATCAAAAGATGGTGAAATTATTGCATTAGCATCACGTTTAGAGGATGCTATTGCAATCGCAGACGGATCTCGAGTTGACAAAGAAGACTATATTGTTCAAGAGTCAACTAACCAACAAG